GTGCGTGAGCGTTATTCTTTTGGTTTCACTGACTGGCGTGGTATCTTCGGATCAGAAGGCGCGTAATATAATAAATCAAATTATTTTGATTAATCGAGGCGGTCTTAGGGTCGCCTCTTTTTTTTACTTACCCCCTTGCATTACTCTATTTAGTGTACTATATATTGTATATAGATAGAGAAATAAAGGAATTATAAAATGGCATATGTAGATAATCACCCAGGCGAAGCTAACTATTACAGTAGTATTCGCAATTACAAAATGGCTAATGCCGCTAATACAAAGCGTAAAAACTGGATCGCGTCTGATGATCGCGCTCAAGAAATTATTGATTTTGTTGAATTTGAAGATTCAAATGGTGAAGGTTTTTTATCAGCCGTTAAAAGAGGTATTAATAAGTTTGGTAAGCCAACTGACAATATGCGTAACGCTATGGTCAAGATGATTGACAAGCGTGCGGCTCAAAAGGCTGAGTGGGCTACTAGAGATGGCAAGTGTGAGTTTGTCGGCACAGTGGGAGAGCGTCAGGCTTTTACTGTCACAGTTAAGCACGTTGTTGAGTTGGATGGTGGAAACTGGGGTACAAGCTACATCAACATCTGCCGCGATGCTGACGATAATATTGTGATTTACAAAGGGTCTTATGATTGGGGCAAAGGCAATTCAGTTGAGTGTATGGCTAAAGTCAAAGATCATGGTGTTCGAGAAGGTGTAAGGCAGACTATAATTCAACGCCCTACCAAAGTAAAAGTAAATGGCAAAGCGTGGATTTAACAAAACAAAGGCGGTCTTCGGATCGCCTCTTTCTTTTTAATTAAAGCTGTTGTAGTGTACTTTTATCCCTGACAGTCGCATGGTGTGACTGACTTTAACCCTGACAGGAGATTATTATGGGTACAACTACATTCTCAGGCCCAGTACGGGCTGGTACTATCAAAAACACAACAGGCACAACAGTTGGAAGCGACATAGCAAATGTCGGTTATGTTGTCATGATGCAAACGCACACAATGGATCTATCAAATGGAGCTATTGCGGCAGGTGCAACCAACATGGTTATTCCAGCAAAATCTAAAATTATTGATTGTAAAGTTGATATGTCTACTGCGGCTAACACAACAACAAACTTGAGTGTTGGTGATACAGTTGGTGGTGCAACAACAATCTTAAATACATTGGCATCTGGCACAAGTGCTGGTCTTAAAACTATTACTACACAAGGTGGTGGTACAGGTGAGTGGGCTGACACAGGAACTGCCGATCTTAAACTTACAGTGACAAGTAGTGCGGGTACTACTGCTGGTGTTGCAGTTATTACGATTATGTATGCTCAAGCGTATAACTCTCCTGTTCGTCCATAAAACTTTTTGGTGGGGATGAAACCCCACCTACAACTATAGGAGTAGCAAATGGCGGATATTAAAACAGTAACAAAAATTTCAGAAAGCACTAGGGAAGTAGTTTTTGCTTTTCAGTATCAGTATGTAGATGGTGGCAACGAAAGTGCCGTTAGTAAAATTGATGTTTCTGCTCTTACTAAAAGTGCAAATGGAGACACTTGCACAGGATTAAGAATTGCAGAATGTTGGTGGGTTATTAAGGCAATGACTGTAGAAGTATTAGCAGACGCTGATGCTGACGTTATAGTTATGCACCTTGATGAAAATCAATCAGGTTATCAAGACTTCTCTAAATTTGGAGGCTTACCAAACACTGCCGATTATGGTGCAAATGGTACTGGTGACATTAAGTTTACAACAACTGGTGCAGGTGCAGTTGGAGATGCGTATCAAATAATTATACGCGGAATTAAACAATACTAGGGGACTTAAATGGCACTATCAGGAACTGTAGCCTTTAAACCAAATGTAGAAGAAATAATTACTGAAGCATTTGAGCGTTGCGGTGTAGATCCTCAAGTTCAAACTGGTGATAGGGCTGTGTCTGCAAGGCGCAGTCTTAACCTTCTTTTTTCAGAATGGTCTAACAGAGGCATTAATTATTGGTCTGTAGAGCAGAAAACTCTGACATTGGTAAATGGTCAAACTACGCCATACACACTACCAGTAGGTACAATTGATATTATGGACGCAGTAATACGAGATAGTTCTGGTACAGATACTTCTGACCAGATTATCAATCGTGTATCTATCGCAGATTACAATCAACTTCCAAACAAGACATCTAGCGGTAAGCCAAGTCAGTATATGTTGGACAGCCAAATAACTCCAAAAATTTACATTTGGCAAATACCTGACAGGACAACATACAGTATGGTCTATTGGTCTGTTAACCAACTTGACGACATTACAGCATCTAATCAAGATGCAGACATTCCATATCGTTGGAACGATTGCATATGCGCGGGATTGGCAAGTAAGTTAGCATTAAAATTTGCAAATGAAAAATTTACAATATTAAATGAAATGTATGAACGCGCATTTAGCCTTGCGTCTTCAGCCGATAATGATGGTGTAAGTTTAAGGATTCGGCCTACTGCGCTGAACTTATCTTAATGGGGAAATACGCAAGAGGAAAAAAATCCTACGCGATAAGCGACATAAGTGGTCTTCGGGTTAAGTATACCAAACTGAAGACGACTTGGGATGGCTTGCGTGTTTCACCTGAAGATTATGAGCCAAAACATCCACAACTTACTCCTGCTAAAAATGTTGTAGACGCAACTGCCCTATTTAATGGTAGGCCAGATAACGATCCAGAAAATGTTGTTGTATATATTGGATTTACACAAGATTGGACAATAGATCCAAGGGCAAGGCCACCTGTTGGAGTTCCGTCTATAGCTGAAGCTGGTTATGTTGATATACACCATGATCGTATATTTAGTGTATCTGGGGTATCTGGAGCGGCTAATGTTGGAGATGCATATGTATCTGATAATGAAGATGTATCTGTTAGCGGAACATCTGGTACAGGAGCCATAGGTTCTGAAATTATTCAAAATGATGCAGTTCCAAGTGGCGTATCAAGTATAGGAGCCATAGGTTCTGAATTAATTGAAAATTATGCAATTGCAAGTGGCGCATCAGGTACAGGTGCAATAGGTAATGAGTCTCTCTTTATCACAACAGATGTAGACCCAGCTGGAGTTGCTGGAACAGGTGCAGTTGGTTCTGAAGTACCTGAATTAGAATTAACTGAGACAGGTGTTGGTGGCACAGGTGCAGTAGGTAATGAAACCTTTGAAACAGAAATAGGTGAAGATGGGGTTGGTGGTACAGGTGCAATCGGTAATGAAGTACCTGAATTAGAATTAGGTCAAACAGGTGTATCTGGAGATGGCGAGTCAGAAGGCTTCGGAATTTCTGGTGATGGCAACATTCAATTGCTTGTTACAGGTATTTCAGGTATAGGTTCAACAGGTGCTGTTGGTGAAGAAGTTTCAATATCTGAAGCAATTGAGACAGGAGTTGGCGGATCTGGAGGTACAGGAACAGTTAGTATTCTATCTGGTACTAACGGATTAGGTTGGGGAATTGGCGCATGGGGAGATGGTGCTTGGCAAGCTGATACTCTTCCACGCCCAACTGGTGTAGGTTCAACTGGCGGTGTTGGAACAGTAGGAACGCAGATAGAAACATCTTGGGGTGTAGATGGATGGGGCGAAGGTACTTGGCAGTGAGGATAAATAAGTGAATTATACGCAATTAAAAGCTAATATAGAAAACTTTTTAGAAGACGATTCAACAGAGCTACAGGCATCAGTTGATGAAATTATTGCACAAGCTGAAGATATGATTTTTCAGAGATTGCCTAACTTGCCTTGCTTTAGAAACACAACGAGTGCTAATTTAGTTGCAGGTACAAATGACTATGTAGTGGCATCTGCACGCATGATTAGGCAAGTATCAGTAATTAGCTCAAATATCTTATCGTATTTAGATCATAGGGTTGACTCTTATTTACGAGACTATTGGCCTAATTTAACTACGCAAGGCACACCAAAGTTTTATAGCACAAAATCAGCAAATACATCTGGTACTACAATAACAATAGCACCAACACCAAATGCGGCTGATACTTATCAAGTGGACTTCATTGCACCAGAAACTGGGCTAAGTTCAACTAATTCTAACTCATGGGTTGGCGACAACGCAGAAAATGTGTTATTATCGGCGTGTCTATATGAAGCATCTGCATTTCTGAAAGCTGGAGAGACATTGGCGCTTTATAAAACACAATTTGACG